GTCCAAGTACCATCAAACGGGTTGGTGGCATCATTGGTAGCAACATGAGTACCAACACCAGAAAAGTCTGTGTCAGCTTCATCAAACAATGCTTCGTTATGTCCACTAGTAGGTGCGTTATCTCCTGCTTGTGCAGTATATTTAGAGTGCATAGCAAAGATCAATCCCGTAGGACCGGTCATAGGCTGAACACCACATACATCATAAGCAATCATCTGAGGCATTGCTCGGCGAACCAAAGAAATCAAAATCGGATCCCATTTTGCAACTCCGGCCGTGTCAGGCATAGCGCCAGCAACGTTGGCTGGTGCTTCTTGAAGTGATTGCTCAGATAGAAACTTCTCTTGATTCTCAAGTAGACGCAAAGTAACATCTCTTTTAAAAGAATCTTTAATTTCAGGAAGGTCGCCATGTTCCATTACAGGCTTCCACTTATCCTTTATTGTTTCAGATAAATACATTTATACTTCTCCTTTATAAATTTAAAATATTAAGTTTTAAAACTTCACTTTCACGATATCCATATATCTAAAATAAGGTTATTTCTTAAGGTTAGAAATTGCAGCCATGACACTATCCATACTACCATCACCTTTTCCATCGGCCACTTCTTTATTAGTAGCTGCTGTATCCTTATTATCTTCCAGTTTCTTTTCTGATTTAAAGTAACTGTTTTTAATAATATTCAACTTCTCTTTGTACTGCTTGTCTGATTCGTAATCAACATCTTCGGTCAACTCTTTCATTTTTTCAATGTCAGTATCAACCATGCCTTCTACGATATCACGGAATGCGTCTTTAGCTTTATATTCGTTTAAGTCTTTCACCGTATCCATATGCTTTTGAGTTTGCTCGTCAAGTTTAGTTTCCAATTCGGCAACTTCCTGCACAAGACTCTCAAAGACATCTTCCTTTTCTGCTGGAACATCAATATAATGTTCCTCAAACAACTTCTTCAAACCAGAAATAAAGCTCTCTGTGACTTCGTTGCGAACACCTTGTTCAACAGCGAGTTTATTTTCTTCCATCCATTCTTTTACAACATAATTCATATACTCATCCATTTTTTCTGTCATCTCTGTCTGGATGCTTTCTGTTTTTTCTTCCATGTCTTTCTTAGATTCTTCACGGACTTGCTTGCGGATCTTAGCAATCTTAGACTTAACAGCAGCCTCAAAGATTGTAGCAGCTTTCGTTTTGAATTCTTCAGAAAGTTCTTCTCCATCAATGAGAGCAGAAACATCTTCAGAAACATCGACATCTATTTCTTCTTTCTTGGCTTCTTCTTTATCTTCGTCATCTTCATCTTCGTCATCATCTTTATCTTTGTCCAACCAAGGGGGCTTGCCTTCTTTTTTAGACTTGCCTTCTTCTACTTCTTCTTCGTCATCTTCATCTTCATCTTCGTCATCTTCTTCTTTTTTTGCTTTACCTTCTGCTTTAGCAGAAGCTTTAGACTTTTTGGTTTTAGGATCAGCTGCCTTTTTTGTTCCATCTTCTCCATCGGGCTCTGAATCTGCTCGGCCTTCTTCATCATCAATCTCAGGTAAGCCTAATTCTTTATTAGCACTTTTCGCTTCTTCCATCTCAACCTCTTCAAGTTTTCCATCATCTGTGAGTGTTTCTTTCTTTGCCATTGTTGATCTCCTAAAAGTAATTTATTTCGTATAATATTTATAATACTATAGATTTTGAAGGAATTTTGCAAAAACTTCTATCTTTTTCTGCTCGAGTTCCCTCGTTTTTGTGTTCTCAATAATTTTTCTCATGTTATTAATATCTGTTTCTTTGATAACACCGTTATCCCATATCCATTCTTTGCCTTCCATAATACCGTCAACAAATGCATCTGGTGCTGATGGATCAGCAACAATGTCAACAGTAGAAAGAACAAAATCACTTTGTACTTCGTTTACACCCTTCTTATTTGGTTTAACACTTCCCATACCTCTGGAAGATACACCAAGCTTAACACCTTCACTAATAAGATTTTTTACAATCTTACCATTTGGTGTATCCATAATTTTTGCTTTACCAATAAAATTCTTACCATCTTCTGTCAATTCTTTAATAACGTGTGAAACTCTATCCAAGTTAATGATAGGTCCTGCTGGATGACCAAGCTCACCAAGAGCCCGACCTTCTGCAACATATCGTCTATTAAAGTTATTAACTTCTTTCTGTAAAACAGCATGAGGATATATTCTGCCATTCTGATTTTTCATATCAGCTTGCATAAAAATACCTTTAATATACTGTTCTTTACCTTTACCTTCAGTAATATACTCAACCTCATTAGTATGTTCAGTTATTAATTTCATGCTTTATCCCCTCTTTTCTTTAATCGTTCAGCTTCTGCACCACGAACTTTTGGTAATATTTTTTTAGCAATTCTTTTAATTACAGTTTTCTTTTTGTCTAATCTTTTTTCTAATCTTTCTCTGCCTGATATAGATAACTCAGATTTCTTCCTATCTTTTAAAATCCTTTTTGTAATTATATCTCTTGCTTTCTTCAATGCTCTTGATTTTAATTTCTCAGGAGTTGCTCTACGTTTCAAAGCAATCTTACGTTTCCGAGCAATTTGTTTTCCTTTTGCTTTCATCATTCTTGACTTCTTCATACGAGTTGATTTACTCATCACTTCATCAAGAATATTATCAATCATGTCATCAATCTGTTTCATTATCCCCTTCCCACTCAGCATCTATTTCATCATAGAATTTTTTCTTATCAGCACCCTTTAATTGTGAAGGACTTGTTACTCCATACTTTTTTAATTTAGCATCAAAGAATTTTTTATAAGCTGCCTTGTCACCTGTTCCACCATCTTTACCTTCATCCTTTGGAGTGTCTTGTGATGCTTCCCATTCTTTATGTGTCATGTCAGAATGAATTTTATCACAATCATGGTTCTCTGATCTTCGACCATCACCACCATGACATTTTCTTCGTGAACCATCTTTTGTAATATACTCTTTTATTTTTTGAATGATGCTTTCTGTTTTTGTTTGGCTACTTCGTTTTTCTGTTTCTTTATCACGGTCTGCTTGTCGCTTCGCTTGTTCTTTATCTTGTTCAGCTTTTCTAACGGCAACTTCTTTTTCTCTATTAGTACGCTTTAAAGAATTTTCTTTATTTCTATTAGCTTTCTTTACAGCAGTTAAATCTTCTGCTAAATAACTTTTAAAAGTTTTCATTTATCTGCCTCTGTGGGTGTTGGTGCAGTCTCTGGCTCTGGTGCGTTAGTTGGTAATTCATAGTTGAAAGATGTTTTAAAATCTTCAATTGCTTTAAAAGATTTGTCTTTCAAAATTTTGGTAATACCATCTCTAGCTTTATTTAATTTTTTATTAATAATATCTTTTAATACAGAACTTTTAATATCAGTCATTGTTAATCCTTTCTTTCATTACATTTTTAATAGATTCAATTAATAAATTGTCTGTAATAGTACCTTCTTTAATCAACTCTTTAATTTGTTTTTCACCATCTTCAACGATATTGATTTCTTTTAATAGTGTATCTTTCATTCTATTTTCTTTATAGTTTTCAAGAAAACTTTTAGTCTTTACTTTAAGAATAGATTTCATGGTAGTTTGTGATTTAGAATTCTTCATCTTCATCTCCCATATCATCCTCTTCCTCTTCTGGTTTTTCTGTGGCTATTTGTTTATCAATTTCTCTAATCTGCTCATCACTTTGTTGTAATATATTCTTACGCAGATACTCTGATGAAATGTATTTACCAACATACTCCTCAGCCATTGAAACTAACTCAAAACGATCCCTCATTATCTCAGAGTTCTTTAACTCCATGAAGTGTGAATCTTTTGCCCAGACATATTCAATGCGATCTCTAATAGTCGCCCAATCTTCTTCTTTAATAATACCTTTAAGAATCAATTGAACTCTTAGTAAATCACAAAAAAGATAAGAAAATTTATGTCGTAATCGTGAAATAAACTTTCCAAACTTTACTTCATCTCTTGTAATCTCAGAAGCTCTTCCAAGATTAAACGATGTTGAATCAGCACCCTCAATTCTTGAGATTGGAACATTCAACGACTTATACAACTTCTTTCTAAAATATTCTATGTCATCTGTTTCACCAAGATTCTGTCCACCCGGTAATGTACTGATTTCAGTACCACGACCACCTTCTCGTCTTGGCAACCAGAAATCTTCCAACATAGAAAGATGTTTTCGTTGATCTTCTACTTCTCCCGATGAAGCATTATAAATCATTTTCTGTTTATACCGATTCATTACTTGTTGTAAGTACTGCTCGGCTTTCAACTTCGGAAGATTACCAACATCAATATAAAATATTCTTCGTTCAGGAGCTCTTGCTAACCTATAGATTACTAGAGCATCCTCAATCATTCGTAATTGATTAAATGGTTTAATTGCTTTATACAAATAACCAATAACAATTTGTTTTGCTGTATCAATTAATCCTGAGTGAACATATGAAATTGCATCGGGAGCAACACGAATAGCCTCTTGTCCCGGCATACCCTGATGAAATGTACTAGTTGTCATTGAGTCCGGAGTATAAACATAATACTCAAGAATATTCTTAATAATTTCTACACCACCCGGACCAGTTTTTTCTTTTTCAACTTCACGGACTTTACTGATATTTAATGGGTCGATTGGAATCAATTCTTTAATTCCATCTTTAGGTCTACTCTTATCAACAACTATATGGTGATACAATCTTGCATCTATGTACCACTTTCTAAACAAGTCTGTACCGTTATGATTAAAATCTAACAAGTCCAGAATTGTAGAGAACTCTGAGTGTATTTTATCTTTAATACTATCAGTATAATTTAACTGATTTAAATCAAGTGCTACTACTGGTTTTCCTTCTTCGTGAATTACTGCGTCATTTATTACATCTTCAACAGCTCCATCCACTTCTTGAGAAAAACTCATCTCACGATATTTTTGAACTAAAACCTTTTCATCTTTTGCATCAACATCTTGATTAAGATAATGACCCATGATACCACCACCATCAACAACGGTAGTTGCACCATCAGTATTTTCTGGTGTTACAAAAGTTTTTTGTTTTTTTTCTTTTTTAGATTTTATTTCAAAACCAAATAATTCAATAGCCATAAAAAGTTTCCTTGTTTTTTTTCATAATATCAAGAGGAGTGGGGGTTAACCCACTCCTCTTGTTTATTCAGTTTTTATCAAACACCAATAATGGTTCGTAACTTACCAATCTTAGCATCAATACCACCACCGGTAATACCATTCTTATCTCCTTGAATATGCCAAGAAAGAGAATCTTCACCACCCATGGACGCATTTGCACCAGTATTTTTAGTTATCCAATAATTTACTGCGAATGTTACTGAGTATTCTTCGACAGCATCATTGGAATCCCACGCAACATCAATCGCTGCAACTTCAGTAGGCATAATTTCCATAAAATAAGATGAGACAGCTTCTCCCTTTCGACTAATTTGTGTAACAGTTCCTTGACCATAAGGATTGTCCATTGCTTGATAATTGGCACCATGATTTTGAATCAAAGCCATCCAACCTTCAAAAGCATGACGGATACTCATATCTACATCATTATATACTGTTACTGTCCAATCAGCATATGTGCGATCACCTGGAACTTTCAATTGTCGGCCAAGATAATTTACATCAATTGCTGGAACCGATGATGCAGGCATAGATGTTCCTTTACAATGAAAACTAAAATCATTGCTTAACATCACACCTGTCGGTGGGGTAATACTACAGTTAAATAGATTGGGTCGTACCCCACCCCTAAATTTACTGCTAAAGTTTGAAATTGTTGACATTTTATTACTCCTTTAAGTATAGTCTTTTGTAAGTATTTATAAGATTAACCACCGATTTCTGAGAAAGAAACATCAGAACGAGCGGCAATAAAGTTCAATTGAATGTAATTGATAGACCTTGCAGGTTTAATAAAAATATCTCCTACAAACTGATTCGTATCAATAATTTGTCCAGTATTATTAGAACTATCACATACTACCTTAAAGTCAGTAATACCACGGCGACCCTGTACTTCTCGCAAGAAAGGAGCAACCATGTTTACGAACTGAGCTCGTGTAAATTCATCGTTGAACTCAAACAACATAGCTTTAGCGGCAATAGCTATTGCTTTCTCCAAAACAATAAACAATCTTCGTACATTGATTCTATCAAACGCACTTGGAACTACTTGCATTGTCTTGTCACCCCAAAGAACTACACCAGCACCTGTCTGTGTAATAATAGGATTAATACTTAATGGATACATTGTGTCACGATTTGCTTTAGTTGCTTCCCAAGAAAGTTTAACAATGTTCTTGATAGTACCACGATTCAACCCAGCAGGTGACCACCAACTGTCATGAGAATAATCAGTTCTAGCACAAAGACCAGCAATATCACCATTCATCGGAACATACATAAATGTATCTCGATATCGGTCATACTGATATTTCCAAGCACTATCCATAACTGCATAATTGGAAGAACCAAGAGCAGTATTGTCTGTAGTAAGGTCAGCTACTTCAGATCCTGAGTTATTAACAACAGAAGTTGATGCAGGTGAAACAAATGCCATACAATCTTTTCGTGTTACAGCTATGTTATCTATAATCCATTTACCTGTTGTTGTAGAAGAAGCACCACCCAACAACAAAGTAATATCAACAACTTCTGGTGTTTGATACAATGTAAAACCAGCTTGTAACAATGCAGGAGTCATTGTGTTATCATCAACACCAAGTGTCATTGCACCACCCGGTACTGATTCAGAAGCAGTTGCACTATTAAAAGTTAAAAATGCTCCACCAGTTTTTACATTACCAGCGGCCTTTTCTGTACCAGTTGAATTGGTAGTAAATTGTAATACATTTCCGACATATGCATATTTGGATTCATTACGCATAACATTTACAACATAATTACTTGAACCGTCAAATTTCTTTGCATCAGATGCTTTACTTACGAAAGCATGTTTTTCTAAAACATATCCAGGTGTTCCTGTCCAAAGCCCACCTTCATCAATTACAAGAACGTGCATCTCGTCATTAGCAACAAATGAAGCACTACCATTTGCATTAGCAACATCCGGAGATGTTCCTGGAGGTCCATCAAAATTTGCAATAAACTCTGCATTAACTGTAGAATCTGCCCAACCATCAACATCAATAGCTTGTACTTTCAAACTATTACCTAATGCGCCAGGATACTTTGCAACAAATAATTGGTCTGTAAATGTAACACCATCATAATGATCTTTGTTTTTTGCTAATACAGCAGTACCAGCATCATTATCTCCTACGACAGCATTTAGTGCATTTGCTCCTACGTTTCTAACAACCCACAAATTATTGCCATAAGCAAGATAATTTGCAGCTGTCCAAAACCATGTAAATGTGTCTGCGTTTGGTTTACCAAAAATATCTACTAAATCGTTTTCTGTTCCTATTTGTGTTCTTTCCAGAACTGGACCCCATTGGAATCCACCAGCCATAGCACCAATCGTTGTTGCAACATTTGGTACGACAGTTGTTAAGTCTTGTTCGGAAATATTGATTCCCGGTGATACTTGAAATGCCATTTGATTTCTCCTTTTACATTCTTAATATTGATATAGATTTTACTTATTAAACGTATGTACTGTTTTCCAGAGATCGCCTTCAGCATCTCTTTCATACACATCATTCAATCCATCATCAATAATACCGAAAGGGGTTGTCATATCATCAATAGTATCCATTTTATTTTGATATAATTTTTCCCGAATATTCTGATTGCTCAATTCTTTAAAATATGTTTGATCTACTAACCAACCAAACAAAACTAAAGTTGTAGCCAAATCATCATTTGCTCCGTCTTCAGCAGCAAATGTATCTCCATTGGTTACATATGTTGTTAATTCAGAAATAATATCATAATCTGGGATAAGCAACTTATCCTCTTCAACCAAACTCTTTAGATTTGAACAACCTATCTTTTTAACTTGTTTAGTTGTTCTTACTCCATAAGAGATATCTGCACGATGGCCACTTGATATTTGTTGGCCATGTCTGCCGTACCATGATACTGTAAGTAAGTTTTCATACTCTAAATCATGATGTAAAACATCGGCTACCTGAGCTCCAATGTCGTTACTTTCTACTAAAACATAAGCATCATTATACTTCTTTCCTATAGTATTTATAATATTTGGAAAAAGCAGCGGTGCTATGACGTTATTTCTGTATTTAGCTACTATTTTATATGGAACTTCAGTCGTATCAAAGACTGTAAATGTGGAATAATCTAATCCCTGTCCCCTAGCTGTATCAACTGTGATTGTATATGTTTTTCCTTTTTCGGGGTCTACATATACATCTAAATCTTCTTTTGACCATATTGGTGAACTGTATGATAACTCTTGCAACTTCTCATACGATATAAGAGTATTGGAAGAACCTAGAAAATCTGCTTCATACTCTTGACGAAATGCTTCTTCACCAATATCAGAGATAATCTTTCTACGCCATTCTTGATCTCGTTCTGGAATACTAGTCCAATGAATCTTGAATGTCTTAAACTGATTGTTTCCTTCTACAGCATCATTCCAGAACTTATAGAATAAGTTAAAACCATTTGGAGTAGATACCATTATAATCTTGGTATCTTTACCAGATGAAATCGTAGGATATACTGATTTGATAAATGCATCAGCAATCGTTCTCTGTACGAAAGCAAACTCATCCAAGAACAATAATGAAAAACTATAACCACGAATTGCAGATGAAGATGTGGAAGAAGCTATAATCTTAGAACCATTCTCTAGTTCCAAGTTTCCTTTATTCCATTCAACAATACCTTGTTGTAAAAACTTTGGTAGATGTTGATAAGCTGTCTGCAATCTACCAAGTAACTCTCTGGATGTAGATGCCTTATTGGCCAACATACCAACTATCTTTGTCTTGTTAAATAACACATAGTGTAAAATATAACCAAGGCTTGTTACAGATTTACCAGACTGTCTTGCACTTTTTACAATAACATATCTATGTTCATTAAGAGTATTAATTAAATCTTGTTGGTAATCATAAAGATCAAAAGGAACTAATCCTTTATCAACGTGAATTACCTGAACATAATTCTTCAGAAAATATATGATATCATCACGACACTTTACATATTCTTCAACTTCTTTTTTTGTAAATTGTTGAGGAACATTTGTCGGTTTTAATAGTCTATTACCTAAATAAGAATCTTCTGGCATTATTTTTTCTTACCTTGTAATAAGTCTTGAAGTTCTTTTGTACTTCCAATAAACAAAGAATTATTTACAGTCTTAGGATCTTTAACTTCTTTCTCTATTTCTTTTTTTGTTTTCTGTAATTCCAAAAGTTCTTTTGTTGTATCAGCTAAAGTTCTAACCAATTGAGCAGTTACTTCATAGGCTCGTGCTGATTCAGATTCTTTGGCAACTGCAAGTAATTCTTCAAGAGCTTCATTACCTTTCTCTATAAGAGTATGATATTGATCTCTTGAAAAATCATAGTCAGCTGTCAGGTCTGTCGTATTAGTTTCTACTGCTGGTGCTTTTTCTTTTCTTTTTGTTTCAACTGGTATCAAGTCACCTGTAACATCTAATACTTTATTTAATTTTTCAACAGTTGATTTCTTCATATAATTAATTTATTCCTATTGTGCATCATAATAAGTTTTAGAAAGTTCTCCACGCAATATTGTTTCGCCTACTTTTCTACAACTAACATAAGTTTTTTGTACTGTTCCACCCGGTGTAGTAAAAGTTCTTATACCACTTGAATATGTACCATTTGCATCTGGATATGTATCAGAAGCTGTAGCGGCATCATCATATTGCCATATACTATTTGATCCTGTTATAGTTGTCCATGCCATGTTTATTACTCCTTAATAATAATCAGTTTGTGTGGTTGTATATCCATAAGCATCATCCGCATCTGCTGATGTCGGATCTGGTTTAATATCAATATTACTAATCCTTGTTGTTGAGTCAGTATCATTGTATTCATTAACATCAACCTCTTTAATAATACCAACATCTTTTGTCGGACCGTAAAGAAATGCTTTAACAGTAAATGTCAGCGTGTGTATAAGAGCTCGTCTTGAAATAAAATCTCCCTCATAACTATCTTCTGTTGACAGTCCATTAAAAATAATTGGTATATCTCTTTTAATCCCCATTGTACTCATCTCATTCATTGTTACTTGATAAGCAGGAGAAAAGTATGGTAAAATCTGTTCCAGTATTTGTGTTCCATCATCTGAATTTTTTACCATTACGCTCAAAGTAAAATCAAAATCATATGGTATAGGTGTATATATAGTTGTTAATTTAGTAGAATCTGTTGCGTGTGGTTTTTTGAATTGTTTGGTTGTTACCAATTTTCTTGTAGAATCATAATTGATCGCAGTAAATTCAAATGACATTCGTGGTAATGTAAGTCCCACCTTCCCTTTACTTATATCAGTTGCTTCTCGTAATCTTACAAGAAACTTTTCCGCAGGGCCGTAAGCTATAGGAACTCTAAACTCCTCTTGTGTATCATTAGAAGAATCAACTCGTCTTACAATAATATCATTAAATACTGTACCAAATAATATAACAATATTTCTTATATTCTTATTATAAAAATAAGTACCAAACATTAAGTGACCTCACCGAATGGATTTGATTCTGAGAAATCAAGAATAGCGTCTCCATCAGTTTCAAATTCTTTATTATCCGCAAATGGTGTCGTTGGTAATTCTTGATAGTCTGCGGCAGATGCCTGTGTCCATACTGCACCACTTATATCACCAGTAACATTAGTTGAGGTTGCAAATGTTCCAGATGTATCATTAACTCTTAAAGTTCTTGTTGTAGAATTCCAACTAACAACTATTCCTTTACCAGTTGAATTTGCTAAACTCGGTCCTTGATAAACAGATTCCCCTGTACTAAATGAACCACCACCACCAGCAGTCATAACTAAATCAATTGCAGCTGATAGTTCTTTTTCTATATTATCTATAGCAGTAACACCAGTTTCTAATTGTTCTTCAGAATACTGGAACAACTCGCAAGTAATATCAAAACTATAATTCTTTCCAGATTGATAAAATGGTTGTTCGTGTTCTACAAATTTAATTTCAAACAAACCCTTACTTATTGGTAAATAAACTAAATCTCCTTCCAATGGTTTAGCCAAATCTGTTGCAAGTTCAAACCTATCTTTATGAACTGTAAAGATAACTTCATCTCTAACATCTAAACCAAATTTACTAACCAAGTCTCCTTCACCACCAAATCCTTCAGTAGTTTTAAGATACATTTCAATTTCATACGCAGTAGAAAACTTGGACAATACATCCTCACCCATAATCAAATCTTCTTTGACTAAGGTTCGTGGAAGATAAAATACATCCATACCGTGTATCTGTATTACTTCACTTGTTAAAGAGTTTACCAACTCTTGTTCAGCATGAGAAGTTACGTTTTGAAAATATAAGTTAGTTGGCATTATCCTATAAACCCATCAGGAGGAAGTTCCCATTTTAGACTCATCTGTTCTTCTATTCTAATAATCTCTTCAACAGCTTCATCATAGATTGTTTTACCGTTAAGTGTAACACCACCGGGTAGTTGAACTCCTTCAAACTTCTTTAAGTTCTCTCCCCATTGTCTTTTGATTAATGCTGTTGTATATTGTTTTAAAAACATATCATCATATACTTCAGTATATTGTGTCGGATCTAATATACGATAACATTCAATAATAAGAATATCATCTACTTCAAATTTATTATCCCAATCAGTTTCTATAAATAATTTGTTTTGTTTACGATTAAATAAAGCTGTTGGTTGAACAGTAAATAGATTTTCAATTAAAGAAAAGTTCTGTAATGACATAGCCCAATTAATTACAGATGAACCCTGAAATGTATTTAAGTCATTCAAACGTAATTGAAATTCCTCATTAAAGAAACCAGTTTGAAACGCATTAAAATCGGGCAAAGGTAAAACTCTTACAACACTAATAACAGGACCCCCTACAGGACTTGCGGGATCATCCATACTAATATATTCATTATCAATATCATCTTGTGTCAATGTGTGTTTAAGAAAAACTTTTTCTACACCATCAAAATGATATTCTCCAAAGAATTGAAGTGCGTCATCTACTCTATCGTCACATTGTTCTTCATCCACATTAATTTCAATAACGGGATGACCCAATCGTCTTAAACAATAATCTTTTAATAATGTTTTTGATGTAATTGCCATAGTTTTATCCTAATGCGATTGCCATAGTTACAGCCTTTGAAGTTGCAGTTGCTTCGTCTACACCAGCAGTTGTTACATTACCAACTACTACGATAGAATCATCCGACTTTCTTGTGTATATCTTTTGGTCAGCAACATTAATACATATTTCACCAACAGCTAAATCATTTGTCGTTGGTATAGATGATGCTGTTTCACTTTTTTTCGGTTTGATTACTATCGCCATCTACTGGCTCCTGTTTAGAAATTTCTTCTTTTAATTTTATGATTGTTGCTTCCAACTGAACATTCTGTGCTACACTTTCATTCAGTCTTGTTTGTAGAATATTAATAATATTCTGTGCATACTTTATTTTCTCATCAAACTCATTCTGTTCCATAAAACCTCCATTGTTAAATTAAGCCCATGCTAATGATGTTGCGTGTATTCTTGTTTCCTTACTACCTGCTGATTGATTATGTGTTGTAATTTTATATCGCATATCAGTACCAGAAGCACTATTTGAAAATGCTACATTGTTTGCAACCAAAATCTTTTTATTAGTTCCCCATGTACCTTTATCTACTAGTGTTGCTTGATCCCAACCTCCTCCACCATTACGAGATACATAGGCTTTGATGTCTGTATTCAATGTTGCAGTACCTGCTCCATTTTCTATCAACATTACTACATCACCTGTTGTTGGTGCAGACAATGCTGTGTTT